AGGGCGGGGTATACCAACCAACGATGGCCAGTATAGATTAGGAAGCAACTACAGAAGTATTTGCCCATACCGGTAATTATCTTGCCCAGCAAGTTAAAATAGAGGGCGAGGGCGGCCGTGGACGCCGCCGCGTCGGGCAAATCGTGGACGAATAGAAACGAGTCGTCGCCAACGAAGTAGACAGCGATGTAGCCAACCTCCTTGAGTTTATAAGCCCAGGCAGTGGTCGCCATATTGATGACGACGTTGCCGAATGAGGTGGTTACGGAGCCAGTCTTCCGTTGATAGAGCAAATAAATCAATACGCCGAGGATAAAATTTATGGCGACGGTATCGGTCACTCCGAACTCCCACAGTATGGACAAGAGGTCGTGAAGGCCGAGGCGGCGAAAGATCTCCATCTCAACGGCGAGGCACTCTTCCAATTGACATTTGTCGAACTTCTCGAAATCGTTCTCAAAACCAGTAGCGGTCGGGGGCACATGCAGGTTGAGGTGGTCTTCGAGATCCGACAGACTTTTCTTGAGTTGCACGAATACGCGAGGTTGAAGGAGGACTTGGAGGCGGTCGTAGAGGCTGCGGAAGAACGAACACACGATATTGACCTTAGGGGCATGGTGAATAACGGTTTGAAGTATCTGGTACTCACCGATAACGTCGTTGGAAAGGCGGTTCTTAGGTTCACGACGGAACATAACAAAGTAGTTAGTCAAATCGCTAGGGTCGACACGGAAGGTGTCAGGGGCGGTCGCGGCAAGGCGGGCGGTCTGTATAGACCTGAATTTCGCGGGTTCCGCAGTAATAAGATAATCGTCAATGGCCTCGGGGTTGACGCGGATCGGGTCCGCGCGGAAGGCGGCAGTGCGAGCGCGCCAGTCGGAGGTACAGAATGTGTCAAAGAAGTAGTCGGCGACGTCGAGCGCGTTAGCAACGGGGTCAAACGCACCAGTGTACCGGGACACGTTGCAGTTGCGCTTCTGCAGGGCGGACAGCAACTGCCTCTGCGTAGCTGGTCTGGGCCAGGGCTGAAGGGTGCGGAGGCGCGAAAATTTGTTGAGTTGCTCATTGCCTAAGGGCTGGTTGCGCCGGCCGCGGCCAAACTTTATCCGACAATCGGGTATCACAGTCTCAAAATCACCCTCCTCAACCAAGAGGTTATGAAACCTCTCGTCGAAGGATGGGGGGACGTGCATAGCAGCATCATATTCCGCTTGGAGTGCCGCGAGGGGGTTGGACTGCGTAGGAACGCGAGCGGGTTCCCAGCGGACCGCGGGCTCAGCGACAAGATGCCGCTCGACCCTAAGAGGGCGAGGGGCAGCCATAGGCAGATGGGCATTAGCGATAAGGTACGCTTCCTTAATCTCTGGGCCGCCGGGACGATAACAGATANNGGGCCGGACAATTTTATCGACATAGATGGCGCCAGCGGCAAGCCTAGGGAGACTAGCAGCCCAGTCGGCACTAAACTGCTGGTCAGCGGCGTAGTGCTGGAGGTTGGCGCGAGGGGGCGACTTCAGGGTGTTCAGGACAACATCGGCGGCGCTGTCGATAGCCGTAAAATAAGAGAACGAGCGGCGGTGCCGGGTCAGGGCCACGATCATCTGCTCAGGTTTCTTATACAGCTCAAGGGTCTTGGTCTGAAGGCGGATGAGAACAACATCAGTACGGGTTATACCTTGAGACTCCCCAATCGTTAAAACGTTAGCGAATCGTTTATATCGCGCCAAATCCTTCTTCTCGTTCTGCGACCAGGTAAGATACTGGGCTCCGGGAGCCGCCGGGATATCGTCAACATTCGAAATCTTCTTCCAAGAAACACTATCACGGATAGGATTCATCGTCTTGAAGTTCCCGTACTTCCGATACCGGGGGGCTAGGAGCCGAGCGACGTCCATGGGAACACGTTTAGAGACGGGTTCGGCAGTAGTCGTCGAATCGACGACGGTGTTAGAAACGAAGGTAACGCCGGCGACTCGGGAGTAACACGGAATCTGTAGAGGGTCGCCGTAGGTGTGTAACTCAACACACCCACTATATGCGTGCACAAGGGGAAGATAGCCTGCATGGAGGGCGTAGCGTTCATCAACAAAGACGCGTCTATGTGAGGACTTAGTATTGATCAAGTAAGAGTCGGCGGTGCGCACGTCAATGTTTGACGTAGGGNGGCGCTTCTTAACGGCGGTACGGGTCTCGTCGGCGGTTTCCCGACAGCCAGTGAGGATCAGGTCACCGTCCGCAGCAGAATCCACGATA